CCCAAACGAGTAGTAGCAACTCTTGCTTCACCCGTAGTGTCATCACCTTCAATATGAGCATTGGCGGCTGATGATCTGAGTGCATCTGTTTGCCACTCATGGTATGTGTTACTTGCTTTAACTTTTTTCAGCGATGAGTAAAAAGGAGTTTCTTCAGGTGAGATGTCATAAATAACATTCTCTAAATCTTCACGAATACCTTTTGCATCATAGCTATCGAAAGTATTACTTGGCTGTGCCATAATATTTCTCCATTAACTATTTAAAATTAATCCAAGTGCATCATCGATGCTACCTGAATCCCTAAGTTTTGCCTTTTGGCGAGAACGTACTTTAGCATTAGAAGTAGGTTGTTTCTTAGCGCCCGGTTTCATCATAGGTTTCGCTGACTTTAACTTTTGTTTAGCCTGTGATTTGCCTTTTAATGTAGCCTGATACCTCATGGCATCATGTAACACTTTAATCGCTCTGTGATCTGTAATCTGCGAAATTTCTTCAGTAGAATAACCATAATGATTAGTTCCGTAAGTTACAAGTTGCTCCTTAAGTGCAGTTGCTCGTTTAGAGTCTGCAAACTCAGGAATTTCACGTTGTAATATTTGCATTTGTTCTTGTAGATACGCTTGTTTTGCAGTTGCTTCAGCTTCACTTGATTTCTGTGATACTTGTTGCAATTGCGCCATTTGAGCATCATATTGCGCTTTCTGTTCTTCATACTCCATGTTTTGTTTCATGTACCCGATAGGATCGGCATCAAACAATTCTTTTGTAGGTTTTTCGGGTGGCGCTGAAATATTACCATTTTGTAGCGATTGATACAACTCAGCTAATTGCTGACGTTCATTAGTCAAGGCTGTGTAAACTGCTTCAGCTTCTTTCTTTTGTGCTGCAACATTTTGCATACCTTGTTGGACATACTTTTGCCCACTATAGCCTTGCTTTAAGTCATCTAAGGTTACCTGTGTTTCTTGTCCATCTACCTTGACAATATATCTTTCAGGTTCTACTTGACTTGCATCCTCTAGGTGGTTTTCGTCATCCTCAGAAGCATAAATTTCTTCTGCTTCTTCAACTTCTTCTTCAACTTCTTCTTCAATATCCGATTCAGCAGTAGCTTCAACTTCTTCAGTTTCTTCTTCTGTTATCTGTTCTTCTTCAATTACAGCTTCAGTTGTTTCTTCTTGTACTGGCTCTAGAATGCTATTTAAAGCACTATCTACGTCAGTTACTTTAGGTTCAGTCGTTTCACTCACGGTGCTGATTCTCCCTTAGTTAGTTTATGATTGTACATTACCTCATCCGTTTCTACGAAGTCGAAATAATCCTCAATCTTTCTAAGCGCACAAATTATATTGTGTGCTTCCTCTCGCTGATCCGTTGTCGAATCTGCATTTACAAACACAGCTACTTGCTGTTCTGTAATCTCTTTTAAAGCCAATTGAAAGGTGTCATCGGCTTTTAATGTCCTCATTTTAGCGCTTTTTTCAACTATTGATAAGTTGTTTGCCACTAGAATCTACCTCCTGTAACAGCTTCAGCTGGTGATTGCTGTGGGTATCTTTCTTTCTGTTGTTGACCTTTTATAGTTTCAACATCTACCTTAGTACCGTATTCACCAAGTATCTCAGCCGCCTTAATTAATAAATCTTGATCCATCTTATCACGCTCTCTGTCATCTACTGAAATAGCTTTCTGTGCGTCTATCTGAGCTTTCAACATATCCATTTCGGCCTTTTTATCAGCTTTGTATTGTTCTGCTTGTACCACAGCTTCTGCTTCAGTTAATTGTTGTTGAGCTTGTGCTTGTTGTTCTGCTTGTTGTTGCATAAGCATAGCTTCTGATTCAGGTGTCATTGGGTTAAAGTAACGATCTACATTCTTAATACCGGCTATACCTAACATATCGCCAAGTGTATTTCGTATACCTGTCATAGTAACTAAACCATTTTGTGCGCCATATGTTGACCATATCTGCATCTGCATAGTTAGTGCTTGATTTAATGCTGCTACTCTTGATTCTTCTCTACCTGTTCCTAATCCTACATTTACAGTCATATCCATAGATGTGTTCCAAGAACGTGGATCAACTGGTACAAACTCACCATGTAAACGCATGAGAGTTTCTTCACAGCTATTTTCTACTAACAGCTTACACATAAGTGTAAACAATCTTTTCAAGCCACCTTCTGCAATATTTCGTGCCATAGTTTCGATTTGTGCTGAACCTTGTTGTGCTTGTAGACGAGCCGCAGTAGCAGAGGTATTTTGTAATGCATCAGGATCTAATCCCATTGAAGCTCTGCTTACACCAGTTTTAGCTTCTACAGCATCGTCTAAGTATTGCATCGCAGTTAATACCTGACCTGCGACAAAAGGAGTTGCAATATCAACAAGCGCTTGTGGTGACTTCATTCTTACTAGACCACCAATCTCATTATTCATTAAATCGTCAACATTGACTTGCCCTTGTACATAGCCTTGTCTTGGTGAATTAGTTAGCGCTACGTTGTCCATCATGCCACGCATCATAGCTGTAGCAGAGTCTTGATCGTTCATTACTAAGTCTGCCACACTACGACCAAAGAACGTGTGTGGTTCAGGATCAATTTCAAATACTGCAAATGGCACATCACCATATGGCTCACATTCTAACAATTTGTTGTCACCACCTGCCATTAGTATTCTATACATTGAAGCAACACCAGTACCTTCTTTATCCATTTTCATGTAGGCTTCGGTTACAGCAACTTTTTTCATGCTTATGTCTGTTGTAGAATGATCTTCGTCTTGCTCGTAACCTTTACGCTCAAACGCTTCTGAATCTGTATATGTGTCATCTGATGACAAACCTGACAGTTGACTTACTTCTTCAAAATCATAACCCATAGTTACAAGATCGCTTACTCTCATTTCTGACCTGTGAGCAACTACATAAGCATCTTCTACTGATTTTGCGTTACGATCTACTAGAAATTCTTCAGGTGGTACAGATTCTATGCATAACTTACCGTTTTCTTTGCGATAGCTTACTTTTAATGAATACTCAGGTGTTTCCATTTCCATGCCATCTTCACCCATTTCCATAGACATTTCCATAGATTGTTCTATAACTGTAGCATCAGGCTCATTAACAATAGCTAACATTTCTTCTTCTGTGACGTTGCTAAAGCTAAAAAATTCTTCTTCTGTGTTATCTTCCCACCAAATTTTTAATACACCTGTTTTTTTAATTAAAGCATCGTGTATTGCATCGTTCAGAAGCGTGTATCCACTTAACTCACTAAATTTGTAGTTACAATATCTTGTGGCTTGTTCTGCGCTTTTTACATCTTCTTGGCTTGTAGGTATAAACTCAACTGGATGTTCAGAAGATAAAAACACACGCATTAGGCTAGGTTTGATAGCTCTTACTGTATCCCGAACCTTTGTAGCTACAATTTTTGATCTACCATCTTCCTGACCAATGTCTACTTCACCTTCAAAATAGCGTTGTGATTTAATACGATCTTCAGCAATCTCACTTTCAACAAAATTAATTGCACTTTGTACAGCATCATGTGCTATTTGTTGTACATCATCTTCACTCATTGCTTTTAGTTCTGTATGTGCCATTGTATCCTCTATTAATTCTGTTGCATTAAGTTACCTATACTATCACTAACTGCGCTACCAACATAATCCATCAAACCACTACTGCTTAACAAATCTTCTTGTACTTGATCTCCACCTAATTTAGCAGTACCTGATGCAGCTGTTCTTGATGCACCATATATTGCTGAGTCTAATATTTTCACAAATAATGGTAGTTTAGATTCATCAACTAATGCCTGTTGTAATAGTTTAAAGTCTTTTGTTGTTACTAGTTCAGCAATATCTTGAGCGTCTTTAGCGTTTATGTTAGGCGCTCTGTTTGAAATCATATTTTTAACAACAGTTATTCCTGAAGCTATATCTGTAGGATTCTGTTTAAATCTTGCTAATGCTGCGGCTTGTGTCATTTGATCAATAGCTGTTTGCTCCCTAGATGTAGTTGTGCCACCAATAATTGAGTTTTTTGTATCAACTGCATCGCCCGCAACTCTTGCTCTAGCAATGAGATCGTCTGCTTGACCTTCAGGAAATACAAGTTGCACAATTTTATTAAATGCTTTAGTTTCATCTGCTGTGCTTTTAATTGTTTGTGGTGTTTGTGATCTAAACTTATACGTAGACATAAATCCTTGACGTAACGCATCCATTGCACCTGGTGTTTTTTCAAATTTTTTGATTTCTAATGCTACTTTTTCAGGGTTTTGACCTAATAGCGTTTCGCCATATAAAAATGCATCTCTACCAACTCTTGTTTGTTTAGCCTGTTCTCTTACAAATTTAAGGTCAGGACTAAAGTCATCAATTTGTTTTTTCAGGTCTTTAACTGCTTGATCCATATTAGATAAAAGTGTTTTATTCACGTTCATTCTAGGTGTGTCACGCAATGCTCTGTACACTATTTCTGCATCTTCTAATGATGGTGACCTAATAATTTTTAACGCTCCGTTTTTGCCAATTTCATAAAATGGTACTAGATTGCCCGGTGTTGATCTGTAAATAGCATTAAGTTCATCAAACATTTGTGGAAACATTTGCATTGTGCCTTCAAGATTTTTTGCTAAACTTGATGGCAGTTGTGGGTTTATATCTTTAAATAATGTTTTATACAGTTTAGACTCATTTTCACGTAATGCATCATCTGACAATCTGTATAACTCTTGTACGTTCACTTCAGACTTTGTTCTGTTAACATTCATTTGCATTTGATCTAGCAAATCTTTTCTAGTGTCAATTGGTCTGCGTTTTGCAACATCAGTAATAGTTTGACCTGCGTCACCTAGAGTTCCTGTAAGAGCTTTTATCGCAGCTCGTAGTGTTGCATTATCAATAACAAGTTTGCCTTGTTTAACTTGATCAATAACTTGTTGAGCTGTTAAACCTGTCTTATCAATCAGCATTTGCATTTGTTCTCTAACAACTGGCGAATATTTCTTTCCTATTTCTGTAGATAACAATCTTGACATGCCTTCTGTCGCAAGTTGACCTCCACCTTGTATAACTGTACCAAGTGTGGCACCAGCTACATAACCACCCGGTGCGTTTTTTAAGTCCTCTACTATTCCTTCTTCACCTGTTCCAACAGAATACGCTGCACCTTGCTTACCTGATAGATGTGCTACTTCCCCTATACTTTTACGACCAGCTAATTTAGTTCCTAATTGTGTGATAGTTTGCATAGCTTTTGCCCAACCTGCTGGGCCACCAAATAAACTAGCAACAGTAGGTACAACTGCACCTGCTATCTCTATAGCTAGTGATTCACCCGGTTTTGCTTCTTGGTACTGACTTACTTTTGTTCTAATTTCATCTCTAGCTTGTTCATAAGTAACGTCTTTATTTAATAATGCTTTACCAAACGCTTCTAACTCATCTGCAAAACCAAAGGTTAAGCCTTGTGCTAATGCTCTCATTTTTTGATCTTCAACTTCAGCTTGTACCTCATTAAGTGTAACCTGATCTATTTTTGGTGATAAGGCTGTAATTTCTTCAATTGCTTCTTCACTAAATCCGACACCATCAGAGTTTTCTGCTTTTTGTTGTACTTGGTTTAATGTAGCTTGTATTTTGTTTTTAAAATCACTCATTACATAAATCCTTTTCTTTGATCTAAGTTAAATGTATTCCATAACATTCTTCCAGTAAAGCCATCAGCATAGTTACCTTCTCCAATTATTTCTTCTAAATCTTTTTGCTGACTTTTAGAAAGATTATGGTACCTATGATCATCATGTTCTTTAGCTCTTTCAGTAGTCTTTTTCATCCAGTCTGTATATGTCATGTTTGGATCAAACTGAATTTCATCTACACGGTCATACATGACTCTAGCTAATTTCTGTTTAGCAATAATCATTTCATCAATGTAATCTACTAATTCTTGTTCAGGCAACATTAAGTCTAAGTTTGTAGCCATTGCCATCGCCATTTCACGTTCTGATAATGCACCAAATGTAGCCATGTTTATTACACTAATACCCATTACATTAGCTACTCTACGTAAGAGAGCTGTCTGTTCATTCATTGCTGGTAAGAAGTTTGTAACAAGCCATCCTGTCTGCGCTCTATCTTCTTCTCTGAGCTTTCTAACACCGTTTTCGTCTGTGTAGACTAACTGATCAAGCGCTATCTTATAGTTATAAACATCAGCTTCTAAGGCTTGACCTTGTTGGAATGCATCTCTTGCCACTTCTTGCACTCTTGATTTGTCTGCTTCTAGGAATTTAGCTTGTGCTTCTGTCTTTCTTAATTCTTCTTCTGTAGGTAACACATTTCCTGTATAAACAATTGATACTTGATCGGCAGGTGCTTTATTAGGATCAGTTTTTACAACGTACTCCCTTCCATCTGTTTGATCTACTTTTGGTGTAGAGAAATTAATTTTGAGATTTTCATCGCCATAACCAAGATCATTTGCAACCATCTTGGTCACTTCTTTCATCATATCTTCAGTTGGGTTGAAGGTTAACATTTCAGCGTAATCACCAAAATGCGCTCTACCTTCCTTCTGAGCTTCAGCAGATAACCATGAAATATATCCTTTAACATCTCCTTTCGCAGTTGCATCTTTTGAGAGTAACGCTGATGCATCTTTAATAGACATAATGCCTTTTTCAACAAGATCAGCTTGATTGTTATGCCCCATTTTTCGTAGATATTTAACAGTTTCGTTTCTTTGTTGGACTGTGCCTTGTTGTTTGACTGTTTCTCTAAAAGAAGCCGCAAGACTTTCGTCAGGATCAAGCCGCATAGAGTTGAAGCCAAGACCAAGCCTTGCTACTTGCTCTCTGCTCATGCCATCAAACAATTGATTGCTAAAATTACTAACTACACCACCAAAACCTTGATTGCTGTTATTAGCCATTTGTGTTGACTGATCATCAGGTCTTTGATTACCTAGCAAACCACCACCTGAGAAAGCGTTTCCTAATATTCCTCCTATTAGTAGTTTAGATAATCCTGCCATTAGTTACCTCCAGTATATCCACTAGCACCTAATGACAAATAATCAAACAATCCCGGTGTCTTTGATCTTGTTTGTACTGTAGTGCTTTCACCTTGTGGTGTATTGCCTAGTGCATTGTTAAGATATGGCAACCCTGCTGCTGGGAAGCCTGTATATGTGTCAAATTTGTTTCTAGCGTTATCCATAATCATTTGCTGTAGTGCTTGTTGCATTGCACCTTGTGTAGCAAGATTTTGATTTACTTGTTGCCCCATACCAAAACCAAGATTAGAAATGTTAGCTAATTGATTCGCCGCTCCTAGTCTTTGGTTTTGCGCTTGTAAACCTGCACTCTGATTAGCTAGTGATGCTTGTAATCTGTTAGATATATCTTGTAGACCTGATGATTGATTAGCTAACTGACCTTGCATATTGTTTTGTATGTCTTGCAAGGCTGCGTTTTGTGCGTTTGCATAGTTAGATTGTCTAAGGCCTGCTGATGATTGAGCAAGTTGTTCAAGTGATGCTCTACCCAATTCAGCACCTTGTATTCCATGACGTGATCCACCGAAACTACCCGCAGCTTGTGCTTGTGATGATAATTCGTTTAAACCTATTTGCGCTCCTCTTAAAATGTCAGCTTCGTTTTGCTTTATAACTGCATCTGTGTAAGGATTCATATAGGTATTAAGATTTGTACTAGCAAGTGTTTGTGGTGTAACTCTTGCACTTTGTCCTACTGTACTAACTTGTTGAGGTGTGTACCCCATTCCAACAGCAGAACCCATACCTGCGCCTTGTATACCTTGCGCTGCTAGTTGATTAATGTTTGGTGGTGTTGTTTGTCCACCGGGTAATGGTGATCCTGCCATTTCTTATCTCCTATCGTTTTCCGTAAGTATAGTAATCATTTGCATGTGGATTTCCTATTTTTCTTGTATCAGTTATTACAGCTTTATCAATTGTTGTTCCGAATGGTGGTTCACCCATATCTTTTTGTTTAATAGGTGTTATATTGCTAACCACGTGTGTTTGCTCCTTAAATTTTGGTGTCAATATATCTAGCCATGTTGCTTTACCTTTATTAAATTCAGCTTCGGTCAAGGGGGCTGTTTCCCCTGCTACTTTCCCATAGGTGTGTATCCTTTACTATCGAATCTACTACTTAGACCACCTCTCATACCTGCTTCAATGTCTGCTGTGTCATCCATTGCAGGTGCTTTTGTATAACTATAGTCAAATTTTGGTTGTAGATTTCTGTAAGCATTATCTGACTCACTAACTGTGCTAAATGGACTAATTTGGTCTTTATGCAAATCAGTTTGAAAGTGGGGAGAGTCGTAATTAGGAGTAAAGTTAGAAGTTGGGTTGCCACTAGGCATAGGTACACTACCACCTCTACCACGACCACCACCACTATTTCGTGATGCATTTAATTGTGCCATAGCAGGTGCGCCAAATAACGCTTCATATTGTGCTACTGCATCAGGCTGTGCCTTACGTGTTTCAGCCAATGCTTGATCATACAATGGCATTGATGAGTAACCTTTAAAACCACCTGCAAACTCTGTTGGTGTAGGCATTTGGCTCTCAGCAGTAAGTGTACTACTAGGATCAAGCAACCCAAAAGCTCTAGCTGTATTAAGATTGTTGTTCATTGCAAGATTTTGTACATCGTTGAATGCTGCGATTTCCGCACCACGATATGGCATATACTCTATGCGTTGTACATCTTCTGCTCGTTGCAAGTTTCTGATAGCTGGTTGTTTCAGCCAATCAGGAATCGTTGTTTCTTCTGTTGTTGTTTCCTTGCCACTTTTTCCACCACCACCACTCATGTCAAAACTCCTTTAATAAAGTAGTAAATTGTTCTTTCCATCCTTTAGAAGCTAGAACCTTTTTCCATCCTCTACGACCAGTAACAGTCATTCCTGTACATCCTTGTTGTTTACCCCATGCCATTGCATCATCATGCATGTCAGTAATTTGTTCTATTCCTTGTCCTTGATCTCCCCCTGCGAGAAAAACGTGAAGGACTTTCTTATTAGGATACACTACTATTTCGGTTACTGCACAACCGTTTGCGCCTAACCATAGTTGAAAATCTCCTCGTATTATCCCATCAACTACATCTTTAAACTCATGAGTATTACCACCTTTGTTTAAAGCTGACTGTATCCAGTCTTTACATCTTATTAGTTCTTTTTCTAACTTCATGTTGTAACCTCAACAATAGATAAGGTAACACTTGGTGTAGATGGTGCAAATGCTGTTGCTGTAGTGTTCTCTAACAACGCCGCAATATCATCTACCGCCCACATTGCTTGAAGATAATCACCTGCGCTTATTGTAAATAAGGCGTTTCTTGATGCGATTTTCTTTTGTCCATTCTCATGAAGTGTAGAAATAATAGTTGAGTGGTCTTGTGTTGTGCCATTTACTTTAGGAAAGAAATAAACTGTTTTTGTAGAAGCGTTTGATGATGCTATTGTAGCATGAAAATTTAAATAATAAGTGCCACCTTTAGCAAAATCAATCCTTGTTGAATCACTACCGTTAATAGAGATATTGTTATTAGCATTTGTGTTGTTCCAAGTAATTCCGTAGGCAGTATCAACTGCGCTTGCAGTTTGACTTACTGTGCTATAAAAGAAGCCATGAGAGCCACTATTAGTACCACCGCCTAGTCCTAGTGGAGTCCACACACCATCAATAGATACTACAGGATTTTTGTCACCTCTATCCCACATCAAGATACCATCATCTGATGCTGATTCACCACTTGTAAGGCTTCTTAGTTTGTCTCTTGTAGTTGTTAAAAAACTGTTTAATCTTTCACCCCAGGGTTTCCAATCTGATCCTAGAGGTGGTGGAGGAGTTTGTGTACTCATCGTCTACCTCCTGCACTTGCTTCTATTCTCATAATTCCTGATCTCCAGTTGTCGTTACCTGTACCTTGTACTTTTATACGCACCTGTCTACCCTGAAAGCGCACATCTGTAGGATTACCAAGAGTAAACGCACCGTGTGAGGACTCAGTATCGTTAGGATAAAAACGTGTCTTAAACGTAACTTCTACTTGTCCTTGTGTTTTTTCGTCAGGTATTAACTGTGTTACTTTCATTATGCTATCACCGTTACCAATACTAATTGATCCTGACTCAGCGTATGGTTTTGTTGAACCTGAATGTGTGTAACCTGTTTCTTGATTGTAAAGGTTGCCACTAGCATCTGCCCATATTGGATTACTAAATACACCTTGATCTACACCTGCAGTTCTACTTAATTCACCAGTTGACCAATGCGCTTCTTTATAATCTAATGCTACATATCTATCATTTTCCGTTGATGTTGCTGATGGATAAAACCACCATATTTCACTATGTTGTGAATTGTGTACAGCATACACTTTACTAATTTGTGATGCATTCATATCGTCAAACACATAATCTGCAACTTCACAATTTACTTCTTTTGCTACTGATCCATCAAATGTAAAGAAACCACGTTTACCCATCCAAAACGCACCTTCATCTATGGCTACTGCACCTCGTCTTGATGCAACACCACAAGCTGTACCTACTCTTTCAAAACCATACACAAATGGTGCGCCTGAGTATTGTGCTATATGTGCATCATTGTCTGTCAGTATTAGTGTTCGCCCTCTCATACGCAAACCTAACATAATTTGACCAACAGTCTGTAATTCAAAATCACCCGCTTGGTTTGTTGCTGATGGTGTCCATGACGTATTATTTTCTTGATCGCACCATGCAATTTTGCGTGGATTACCACCTGCGCCAAGTGCAAATACAAATCTTTCTTCAGTAACTACTATTCCTTTATTGCTAACTGGTGCATTGCTTACTTGTTGTGCTACAACACCTGTATTTAATTGCCATTCATATATCTTGCCATCTTTTGATGAACAAGCCATTAGGTATTCACCCCATGTGTCTAATGACCATGTAGTTGCTTCTTGGTATATGCCTGATGATGTTGGTGCTGAACTCCAATTCCCTGATCCATAAAAACCACCACCATAACCTAAATTTAGTGAGCCATTCAGATCGCCTGATGTTAAACCTGAAGGAGTGATGTCGTAAACTGTGTGAGAGGGGTTTACATAATACAGTTTGTTATATGTTGCGCCTACAAGATATTCATCACTAGAGTTATCAAGAAATGAAATCATTGCTCTTGGTGCTGATGCAAATGCACTAGCTTTTCTAGTTGTCCATCCACCAACTGGTCTCATTGACCCATCATGCCATCTTACTAAACTTGCATCTCTCCATCTGTTAGATGCTTGAAAGTCTGTGCCATTTCTGTATTGACCCGGTGGTATGTCTAGTGGTATTAATGCCATAATCTTATGCCGCTATTTGTGTCCACGTTACAGAGTTATTAGTTATTAACTCCCATTTTTCTCGCCCATGTGTCATTTCACCTGACTCTGCTGAAACTATACCTGTTGCATTTCTTACTCTTAGTATGCTTGGTGTTGTTGTTGCAGTTGCAGATATTGTCTGTGGATTTACATTTACTGTAAACGCACCATCAGCAGTTAAAGATAAAGTTGCAGTACTTGCTCCAAGACCTTGAAATATCTTTTCACTATCTGCTGATTCACCACTTGTAACAGTTGATGTACCACTAGCACTACGTACTCTTAATGCATTAGATACAGCAGTAGATGATGTTGCACTAACAATCGTCTGCAAATCACCTTGTGTGTATGCCTCCATACCATACAGACCACTTCCGTATGCATATTCGTCTGTATCTTCATAGATTATATCTTCACCACTTGCTGTAATTGTTACAACAGCATTAACTGTAGCACTAGACTCTCTATCTCTATCAGCACTAAATGAAGCAATAGATGATGTTGCAGTTACAGATAATGCACCACTTGGCACATCTTTACCACCTTCAGCAGTAGTACTAGATGTTGCTGTTACTGTTAATGCACCACTTTCATGTGTTACACCTTCAGTACCAAAATCTCCTGCTGAGTAGTTTCCGTACCCATAACCAACTCTGTTTACAGGCATTTACTTAATTAAGCGTAATGTCTAAATCACCTGATGGCACACGAAATACATCACCAGTTTCAATTGTCTTACTAGATGACAATGAAGCATAAGCCATTAAGTTACCTGATGATGAAGCATCGTAAACACCAACGTGTGTTACTGTT